TTAATAATTAGTGAAATATGGTTTTTAAAATGACCTGGGGCGACAAAAATTGTCGCGTCGCCCCAGGCGTGTTGGTCGTTGCGTTTCGTTACGCTGCTTCGGGTATAAAGCAAAGCCGAGAGCCGAGGTGCGTATTCGCAGACGTGGGGGCGTAAACCGTAGACGCAGACGCGAGCCCGGCAAGCGTGCCGTAAGTCGCACACCCGCCGAAGCGGACGCCCCTAATAGCTTCGCCGCTGCTCTGGATGTTGGTGTAGAAGTAGTCGCAGTAGTATGTCGAAGAGCCGCCGCCTACTGCTGTAGGCATGTTCTCGCCATACTCGCCTAACATCAACGTCTTAACATAGCCTTCGCCGCGTGGTAGGTCGCCTCGTTCTGTGTAGGCCGCTACGCTCGTGCTGCTAAATAGCGCGGGGTCGTCGCAGATAAAGAATATCGAGCGGCCTCCGCCGTCGGCGCTCTGAATGACGCATAGGCAGCCGTCGGTCCAGCTCCAAACGTGGCCGAAGGGGTTTTCTATGCCGCGGTATGAAGGTACGTTAAAGGTGTAGCTTATGCCGGATTCGTTGTCAATCGTGTAGGATACTACTCCGGTGGCGTTGCCTAAGCTGTTAGTAATACCGCATGGGACGAAGGGGTTATAGCTGTTAAAAGTGCTCCAGTTGCCGCTGCTCATGGTTGTTACGCCGTCGCCGAGGCCGCCTTGACGGTAGCCGTTAGCGTCCTTCTCGGCGTTAAATGCTGCTTGGCAGTTGCGGGTCGCGTATTCGACGACAAAAAACCAGTATGTAGTGCGCTGGGCCTCGTAAAGGTCGCAGTTCCATCCGGCGCCGTTTAGTCCTGCGGTGCCGCGGTTGCGGGCGTAGGCTCTAAAGTTGGTTAGCGAAATATTAGTAGCCGGTCGTCCCAGGAGGCTTCTGTAGGTATCGTCCCAGCCGCTGGTGTTGTTGCCTCCTCGGAAGGCTGTAGTAGTGTTAACTACCGAAGCTAACTTAGGCGTAGCGCTAACGGTTCGGTCTACGCTGGCTTCGTAGGCGCTGCGGTAGCACTTCCTTACTTTATGGAAGCCCGGCAGCGCGTATTCGCTCAATAGCGCCCAAAAAGCCAGGCCGTCAAACTCAAATTTGCGGTAGTGCTCCGGGAGCTCTACCATGACTTGTCCGGCGGCGCCGGTTAGGTCGGCGGCTGAGCCGCTGTCGCGCTTGGTGCTGTCGGTCGGGTGTAGGTAATAATTAACCGTGCCGTCGTCCTTTAGAAGGCATCGGCGCATCTTGCTCTGGACTGGCAGGCTCTGGTGGAGCTCTGTGCGTCCTACTCGCTCTACGGCCGGGTCGCTAACTGATAGGCTAACTTTAACGCCGTAGTAATAATCGTAGGGGAAGGCGGGTTTAGTGTTGCCCGCGGCGATGATTAGTCCCATAAAACTTGGCTTTTAGTTGCCCCAAAGGAGGCCCTTTGCGGCGGTTGGTTTAATGCTTGCTATGATCTCGGGGTTCCATCCGGTCTCGAAGCGGGTGGAGATGTATTTGTCGCGCGGCATGCCCCATAGGTTAACCTCCAAAACTACGGCCGCTTCGCCGTCGTTCTTAAGGTTAAAGGGCGCGCCGAGGCTAAAGGGCTGGCCGTCGGTAAACTCAACGGCGCCCATCTCGGATATTTGTGGGCTTACGTAGTCGCCTTTTCTGTTTAGCATCGTCGTTAAATTTTATGCAAAGTTACTAAAATCGTATTATGATAATACGCTATTTATATAAAATGCTCATAACTTTTGCGGCTGCCGTGTTTTAGCCGCAAAAATTAGGGGCGTTCCCTTCGGGCGCCGTGTTGCCCGAAGGGGTTATAAGCTGGTGTAGGTTGAGCCTTCGTCGGTCGATTTCTGTATGCCGTTGGAATTAATTCTAAGAATGTAATTACCAAACTTCACTATAAAGGCGTCTTTATTCAAAAATAGGTGGCCGCCTTTCCACTGGCTTAGCAGGCCGTCTCGGGCCAGGAGCGTGTGCTCGATGTTGTGGTGCGTGAACTTGTAGCGGATATATTGGTCTATAGTGAAGGTCGTTAAAATTGCGCTACTCGGTGTTACTACCCAGATCCAGGCTCCCGGGCACTCCATTTTTATGGTGTAGGCTCCTTCCTCGCCGTCTCCTACGATAAAAGTCTCGTCGGGGTTAACGGTGATGTTTTTGGTGGTGCCCTGGCTGCCTTCTACTGCGCCCGATGTCCATTGCTTCTTAACAATCTCTCCGTTAACTTCGCGGGTTACTACTTCGCCGTCGCGTAGTAGACTTATACGGATAGCGGGTTTATTAATAACCAGGTGGACGCTGTGCTCATCGTTAGAATTTGCGTAGGGTATCTTAAACCGGTAGTTACATTGGCCTATCTCAATTATTGAGCCCTTCTCGAAAAAGCCTAAAGGCACTTCTAAAGACTTGAAGGGGTTGTAGCTGTAGTTAGAGCCACTATAAGGTACGTAAACGGTTACGTCTTGGGTGCCGTAGCTCGGGTTATTGCTCCGGTCTAAAGTTTCTAATAGTAAATTCTTGTCGTAGTCGCCTATACTGAAATTTGCTATTTTAACTTTGTCGTAGCCGTCATGTCTAAGGGCGAAGCCGTTAGTATCCATTACGACACTTTGGGCGGCCGTGATTGAGCCGTCTTCTCCGTCTAAGACTATTACCGGGTCTTTGGCGTTCCCTTCGTCGTCTTCCTGGGCCGATGTTAGCTGGTCTTTTTCAATGACCCAGCCGCCGATCGTGCCGGAGCTCGCCTTTACCGTGCCTTCTATTTCTGCGTCGCTGGAGTAAACTTTGCCGTTTTGCAAAACTCGGAAGGGCGCGGTAAAGCGGTTTTCTTTGCTGGCTCCTGCCCAGATTCTCACCTTCGTGTCTTCGTCGGCGTCGCTGGCTTCGGTCTCGCCTCCGGTTAGGCCGCAAACTATGCTATTAGAGTTACCGTTGGCCAGTTGGACGGTGCCCGCGGTTACGATGCCGCCGTCGATGGTGGTCTGGGTGTTGTCGTAGAAGGTGGCTACTACCCAGTCGTTAGCGCTATAGTAGCCCGCGGTCGAGCGGTCTGCTATACTTCGGTAAAGGTCTTTACGGTCTACGCCGTTGCTCGTCCATTCTCTGAGCCAAAGGTCGCCTATGTAGTAGGGGCCGGTCGGCTGGCTGACAAAAACGGTTCTTTTGCCGTCGGCGGTGTCCTGGGCCGTTGCCGCTGCTGCTGCCGCTGCTATTGCGTCGGCGTTCTCTATTTTCTCCCAGTAGTAGTAAATAGCTATTGAGCCGGTGCTGCTATCAGTGTAGGGGCCTATTCGCGTTGTGCCGTCGTAAATAACCGTCTTGCGGCTCGTTTTGCTAAAACGATATAACGTTTTTGTGCCGGTGTTATACCATTGATCCCCTACGTGGGCGGCGTAGTCGGCGGTCGTCCATGACGATGCCGGGTTGGTCGCGGTGTAGAAGCATTCTATTTTGCCGTCTATCTGGTCGGTTAAGTCGAGCAGGTCGGTGCTATATTGGCCGTTAATAAAGTCGTTTAGCGCGGTGTCGTCGGTGTACTTGCTGGCCTTCTCCCATTCGCTTGCGTCGAAGCTCGGGACGGAGCCCTCAGCCCTGGCCTTGTTGCATACCATAATATCGCCGTCGCTACGTTGTACCCATAAGTCGCCCGGGTCGTAAGGTGCGTAGGGTGTTACGTAAAAAATGCGGGCTTTGTCGTCGGCCATGTCGAGCGCGTCCTGGGCCAACTTAAGGGCGGCCGCCAGGTCGCTGTCGGCTAACTCGTTCCATTGGTAAACGTCGTGCGCTTTGCCGGTGCTTGATGTTACGGTTACTTTGACGTAGCGCCAAACTTTGCCCGATTCGGTGTTATAGTAAAGGTCGCCCAGGTGCTTCTCCTTGTCGGCGGTGGTGGTCCATGTCGATGTTGGCTCGGTGTCGTCCGCCGGGTCTACTGCGTAAAACCATTGTTCTATAACTCCGTCGAGCTGGTCTTGAAGGCCCGCTAACGTTGTGTTAATTGTGTTATTAACGTAGTCTTCTATCTCGCTGGTCTTGGCCTCGAGGTCTGATACACTTTTAATATTGCCGTCCTCGCTAATAAAACGTAGCTGGCCGCAAATTACGCCGGTATCTAAGTCGAAGTAAGTAGCCCCGCCGCCGCTGCTCTCTATTCGCCCGCATCTGACGAAGCGGCCGTTAATAGTGGTTGAGCCGTAGGTTAGCGAGATAAGGCGCGCCGGGTTCCCGCCGTGGTCGTCGGTGCTGACGCTGTTTAATACTCCTACTAAAAACATGTAGGCGCTGGCGTCTACATCGTAGGCTAAAGGCACTTCGTTAAGTATGAAGTTAGCCCCGCCGGTATCGCGGCCGCAGCGGGCGTAAATATAGTAGGGCTTAGTCGCGGTTAGGCCGCTAAACGATACCGAGGCGAGCTGCCATGTGCGTGGGGCGTCCGGGTCGATGCCGTAGTGGACTAATAGGCCGCTACTAAATAAAATCGTGTTGGGGTCGCCTCCGTAGTTAGGCTGTATTGTTACGTTATTTAGTGTAAATTGTGTAGACTTCGCCCCTACGCTCAGCATTTGGGTCTCAATACTTAGCGGCTTTATTTTCTCGCTATAGTAGTCGCCTTCCGGGTCGAATACCATGTTTAAAAGCTCTTGCGTTGCCTTCCATCTACGGCGGGCTACAGCCGGGTCTGAAAAACCGGTATTATAGGAGATGCTTTCTTGAATGTCGCTAATTTCGTTAAGGATTCTTACGGTTGTAGACTTGGTTACGGTATCGCTTAGCGTGATGTCGTAGCTGTGGGCTTTTGTTAGCTCGCGCGTTATAGCCGTTATTCTTACTTCCTTGTCTACGCCGATGTCGGGGTCCTTGATGTGTATGTAGTCGCCTACGTGTAAAATCTCGGTTTGCTCGTGGCCATAAAGGGTGGTAAAAAAGTTCTCGGCGATGGTTAGCTTATAACTTACTTGCGGCTGTGTCAGCGGTGGAAAGTCAACTAAAGCGGCAGCCAGGAGCTTCTTTTGGGCTGATTTAACGTAGGCGTCGGGCAGGTATATGTTAGTAATAATATACTTGTCACCGATGCCAAGCTGGAAGGCGCCCATAGTGTCGTTAGGTATTACCAGGCCGTTCTCGTCCGTGAATTTATTAATAATAAATTTCTTGGTGGCGTGGTCGTAGCTGTGCAGGTCAAACTCGTAGCCGGCTAAGTTACCGGTTTGGAAGGTAATTTTTGCGCTGGTGCTGTCGATTAGCCATTTGGTGTTGCCGTCGCTGTCTGTCTCGTTAAGATCAAACATCGGCGGCTTGTCGGGGTCGTCCTCTGATCCGCTTTCGTCTATGAATGTTATAACGTCGGAGCCCAGGGCGGTTACTTCGCCTATGCGTTCCGGCTCGATGTCGCTGTAGTTCTTCTCGTTCTCCTTGCGGCCGTAGGCTTTTATAGATTCCTCGTCCTCAATAAATGAAGTTAGGCGGCTCGTGTCCGGTAGGCATAGCTTAGTGTAGCCGTAGTTTTGGGGCAGGTTGTCGCTGCCGCCGTAAACATAAAGGCGGTTAGTTATCGAAGCGTTGTTAACGTTGGTGCGCTTAAGCTCGTAAAGGCCGCGGCCTCGTCCGTATTGAAGTGTAAAGGGCTGGGTAGTGCCGGCCTTCTTCAAAACTTGAAGGGTGTTAACGCTGGGGCTGCTTGTTACCTGGTATTCTACGTTAAATAAGTCGCATAGCTCTTGCAACATCTCCAGGCAGTTCTTTTCGCTGCTTGTTATATTTTGGTAGTAGTCTTCGTCGTAGTCCTCGGCGTTTAGGACTATGACCCAGCGGCCCGGGTAGATGCGTTCTATGTTCCAGGCTAATACGTCTAAATGGCGCTTAAGGTTGGCATAGTAGGTGTCGCCGTAGGCGTCTTCGGGCAGGTGGTAGTGGACATCTATCAGCTCGTATTGCGGCCCTTCTAAAGTTAGCGTAGTGGCAAAAACGCGGTTACCGGTCTTTGAAGGTTCCGGTAGCTGGTTAACCGTGTAGCACCGGCCGAATACTAAAATATAGTCGCCTATAGTAATATTAAGCGGGCGCGCGTGGGTTATCTCGATGGTTATCGTGTCATCGGCCAGGAGCTGCTGCTTCTGGCTGGCCTTCGTTACTACGCTTACCGTGCCGCGGGAGGAGAGGCTAAATTTAGCCTCTCCGTTGCGGTTGTAAAGTGTTATATCTTGTCCCATACTACGATGGCGTTTGTGGTAAAGTTGCTAATATCGTCAATAATGCCGCCGATAATAGGGTAATAAATGCCGTTTTCGGCGTAGGTGTGGGTCAGCGCGTTGTCGCCGGTATGGTCCCCGGTTACGTCGTAGTCTACCGAGCCGTCGCCCCAGTAAACGTTAACCAGGCTATCTACCTTGAAGCCGATGGTTAGCTTGGCCGATGATGCGTTGGCGCGCTGGTGGCGCAAAACTCGCTTAACCGGGTCCGGCTCCTTGAGCTTTAGGCTAAAAGTGCCTATCATCTTGTCGTCGTGCCATTTCTTGTCGTGGCTGATGCCGTCGGAGTTATAGACTTCGTAAACCAGGGGCTTCGTCGGGTGGATGGCTATCATTAAGCGCGCGGTTCCGTCGCCGGTAAATAGCCGGTGTAGCGAATTAACGCGCGTAAAAAAGTCCATTTTGCCGGTGGCCTTAAGCCAGCAGCTTAGTGTTATTTCCCTTTCCTCGTAGCGTTTGTCGGTTAGGTCTATAACTTTGCCGTGGTAGTCGGGCCAGTCTATGGTGGTAGGGGTCTTTAGCTTGGGAAGGTCTATAACTCCGGAGCTGGCTGATACGCGGATGCCTATGTCGGCTAAGTTGGTGCCGTCTATGTAGTAGGCGAGCTGGCTGACGCTGTTAAGGCTCTCCGTTATCTCGTCTTCGGTTAGCGCTGTGTCGTAAATCTTTACTTCGTCCAGGTCGGCTACGGCCAGGCCGGTGCCGTAAATGTCTTGAAAAATTGCGAAGCCTATTAACGCGCTCGCCGTCATGGTTAATGACGCCTTGAGCTGCGTGTCCTGGTAAATGTTAATCGTGTTGCCCTTCTTGCGAATGACGTAGAAGCCCCAGGAGTCTGCTAATACGTCGAGCCATACTACTTGCGCGCCGTTAAGCGCCGAAGTATTGAATAAAAAGCCGATGCGGTTGCCTCCGGTGTAGCCGTCGGCGTAGGTCGTGGGCTTTATCCAGGCTAATACGGTAAAGTTGCCGGTTAGCGTCATAAAACTGGTGTCTATAGTAGCGCTCCCGCCTCCGTCGAAGTGGATGCAGTTGCCTTGCTTGCCTGCTATGAAGTCGGCGCCCTCTACCGTGGCGTCGTGGCGGTTGGAGGCGTAGTCGTAGGCCTTCTCGCTCCCGCTGTTCTCGTCGAAGGGTAAATTTAAAATGAGGTTGTTGTCGCTTGCCATGTCTAATATATTTTAATGGTTCCGCCGCCGGTCGTGTCCCTGGCTACGCTTCCGCCGTGGTTGAAGATCTTAGCGGTGGCCTTCCCTGCGGTCTTTACTATCACTTTAGCGCCAGCCTCTACCGTTATAGCGGTGTAGGCGTGGTCTTCTACGATTACTTCTACTTCGGCCCCGGCGTAGGCGTAGACTTCGCCTACTTGGAAGCCGTTGTAAATTGCGCGGCCGCGGCTCTGAGCGCCCCTGGCTATTACGCGCTTCTGGTTGCGGGCCTCTATGGGCTTGTTAACGTAGAGGCCGTAGTGTGGGGCTATGTCGTCAAACTCGGCCGCCAGGCGAAGGCTCGGGAAGTCGTTAAGTATGACAAAATCGAGCCCTTTAACGGCCAAAGTTAAAAGATACTCCCGCGATGGTGCGTTGGCTATCTTTTCGCGCCATTCCTCGCAAATTCCCGCCTTTACTGCCTCGGCGGTTAGCTCGCGTCTTAGCTGTTTTAGTTCCATCTTAATAAATTAATCGGTTATGCCCTGGGAGCGAAGGTCGCTACTTTGGTGGGCGGCTAAGTAGTTAATTACGGTGTTGAGCTTAGTGACAATTACGGCCGTATTGTTGTCGATGTTGTTTAGGCTCAGCAGCTGCTGTTGAATTAATGCCAGCTGTTTAACCTGGTTTTGCCTTACGGCGTTGGTTTGGCCGGCTAATAGGTCGATGCTCTCCTGGCTTGCGCTTTGAAGGGCGCCGCTCAGTGTCGTGGGGTCGGTGTCCTCTAAGTCCTCG